CACCATAGGCAAAAATGTTTTTACCTTTTTTGTATTCATCAAAAAAGATTTTTTGATTATCGGTCAACGGAGAGATATCCGTCATCAAATCAGAGTTGATTGGTTTTTTACGGCGCATTTGTTTTGCACTCATACCAATACCAATGTTGCTATTACCGTTGGGTGATTTTCTTGATCTTGGCATACTAGATCTTCTTTACACGAGAACCAGGTGCTTTTCCGGCTTTGTGGAGAACATCATTCCAGCCTGGATTTCTGGAGATGAGTTTGTCTTTCCACTCGCCAACTTCACCCGAACCAGGACAAGTAGATGGATCGCTCCAATCTCTATCCCAGTCTGGATTATCTTGCTTCCACTGACTCCAGGCGTGGACACTCATTTCCACTTCTTTCTGTTCGCCAGTGAGTTTGTTTATAACAGGATAGGTCGCCATAGAGATTTACGAATTTCAATTATGATTTATTTATTGGGTGTTTTTTGAGCAACATAGTGTTGAGGTGCCACCTGTTGTATATCCCATTTTATCATAGGTTCCACATAATAACTACTTTTTTCTGTTACTTTATACTTTTTATAGTTCATTCTATTATGTTTTTCTAAAAGTAACTTATGTACAATATTGTCATCTTCAACTTTATTGTATTTTTTAATGTGATATCTAATTGTTTCTTCTAGATCTTTATTTTCACTATATGCTTGAAAATTTTCTACTCGCTTTTTTGCTTCATGTGGAAGTGAAAAAAGTGTTTTTGAATCAAATTTAATTTCTACATGCTTCAACCCCAAAAGTAAAAATCTTTCATATAACTCAGTATCTTCCCAAGCGGCGTACATACTCATATTTTCATTGTATCCGCCTATTTTAGAATAATTTTGTTTAGTTACATATAAAGTTCCCCAAAGAGCTTTAAGATATAGATACTTTTGATGATCAATCATACTTGAAGTCGGGCCCAATTCATCATAAAAATTCCAAGATTCATTAGTACCAGTTAAAAAAGAATCATTATCAATTTTATGATGATCGAAAAAATTAAAATATGGATTCATAACTGTATCTGAATCCAATTTTAAAATATATTCATTCTTAACCAGAGATGCAGCTAAATTTAATGGTTGCGGTTGATTGAAGTACGGTTCATTGGGAACGGTAATAACCTTAATTCTGGGATCTAATTCAGTCAAATAAACAATTGGTTCCACAGAATTCCAATCAGTTATTATAATCTCATCAATTTCATCGAATTGAATCCATGAAGATACCGATACCGCTAAGGCTTTACCTCTATTTTTACATGCAGATATTATTGAAATAGTCATATTTTAACGGCTTCATATGTTTGATCTGTGAGTTGAGTTACTTCCCACTTGTAGATCGGTTTGGAATACCAATTCATATCAATTTTACCATCAAATTGATTATTAACAATCTCTAAAATTTTATTTACTACAGGATAATTTTTGTGATTTTTACTTCTGCATATTTTTGCAATATGGTTATGAAGTTTTTCTTCACCAATATCTTTTTTATTTTCTACTAATAGATTACTTATACTTTCAAATGATTCAAAATTTTTTACTCTATCTTTATCTGTATGTGCAATATGCAATGCAGTAAATTTTTGAACATCAATAGACCTGGGTGTTAATCCATAAGATATTAGCCTTAAAGCTAATTCGTCATCCTCTACTGCATAATACTTACCCATATTTTCATTGTATCCACCAAGTTTCTTAAATATGTCCACATTTACATACAACAGGCCCCAAATTGGATAGAGAAAATATTCATCCATTCCCCAACACCCATCATTACACCCAGATACAAAGGATTTGTCAGTAATTTTATATAAATCAAAAAAATTAAAGTATGGATTTAAGATATGATCATTGTCCAATTTCAAAAGGCATTCACTTTTAACTAAGGATGCAGCCAAATTAAGTGGTTGAGGTTGATTGAAATACGGTTCGTTATTTACACGAATGATTTTGATTTTTTTACTCAACCGAGTTAAATGATCAATTGGTTCATCAGAATTCCAGTCGGTAATGATAATTTCATCAACCTCATCAAATTGAATCCACGAAGCTAAAGATATAGATAGAGGTTTAACTCTATTTCTACAAGCAGTTATAATTGAAACGGACATTTATTGACTAATTTCAAGATCAGCGTAATCTAATTTTTGAAGTTCTTCTGGTTTAATTTCTTTTGTCAAGAATTTTCCATCTTCATTATATTCTACGATATAATTATCCTTTGTTGTGTCTACAATTGTGCATGTAGTCCAAGCTTCGTCTTTTGATACTGCTTTAGTTTGGTAGTACATGTTACCTCCTTAAGGGGCATTGGTATATATCACCACTCCAGAGCTTCTGCAACTGAAGGGAATTGTTGTTTGAATACTTCTCTACAAGCAAGGGCAATATCCATATGTTCTTTCTGAGTTCCGTGTGCAGAACGAAGATTGATATAATGAATCCAAGAACGGCATGAGCCCGTCATATAAATGCGTGTGGGAGTCGCCAAGGGGAGTACAAAGCGAGCACACTCCTTTGCAACACCTTGACTCAACAGATAATTGTAGACATCCTGAGCGTCCCTGAAGAGGTCTTGAATCATCTTATTCATCACGAATACATTCTCCTCTTCCAGGTCATCAATCGAGTTCTGGCGGTTCTTGGTGTCCTGCCTACGCAGTTCTGGCACAGGAATATCAGTACTCAGAAGATTAGTATCTGCATACCGTTGTGAAAATTCCTGAAATGTAAATGAACGGTGGCGAAGAATCTGGGCTGCGATACCACGATTTGTTTCAATCTCAAGAGTCATAGAAGACTGTTCAAAAACAGACCAATGATTATGCTTAATACAATAAGCAAGCAACTTGGCATAGTTTTCGTTGTCTTGATTCGCAGGATTAGAAACTCGCGCAATATACGCCATTGTCTTTTCTGCATCGGGAGTAATAGAAATAAGTTTTACAGTCATTTAATTCCTCAGTCAGGGTATCCATCGTCATCAAACACCTCATCATAATCTGAGATGTGGTTTGTATGTTGTTTTGTTTGTTTATAGAAATCTGGATCAGAATAGATTTCTGATTTAAGTGCAGTTACAAGTGACTCCAGATTTTTTACAATCAATTTAAGTCTTTCTTTGTCCATGATTATGCATAATCTCTTACTATTTTACTACAAAAAAAGGGAGGTGTAAACCTCCCTGACAATTTTACTTATACAACCATTGAATATAAAAAGACAATAACATTGTCGTTAAAGCAATCGCAGCAGTAGATGAAACTATTATTCGTGCGACTGTAAACATCATTTTGCTCCTACTAGTTGTGCTAGTTGTGCCTGATGACGACGCTCTTCTTTTTGTTTTTGGTCTTTGATGAGCTGAAGGAAGTTAAGTTTCTTCATTTTGCACCTCCCTTAGATCTTTCCATAGAGAGTTTGTTTCCGTTTTCATCTACCCAGAACATTGTTCCGCGATAGATTTCTACATGAGGTTCTCTTTTGAAAGTTTGGTTTGGGCGTTCTGTGGTGTCATATTCAACACCACGATATACGACTTTAGACATTAGGGTTCTCCTTAGTTTTTTAGGTTAAAGAGCGTTCCTTCAGTCGGCTTTTGCGTCTATGAATTTACAAGTCCTTGGAGATCCTTCTTTAAAGATCTGAATGAGTTCAGATCTTGCAGGCTCATCCATTTTTAATTTTACATTACTAATAAGTCTTTGAGCCTCAATACAAGTCCAGAGAATTGTTTCCATAGATGAACGATCCGTTCCGAGTCGGCTTACTTCCGTCCTATTAAATTGTTTAGCACTTAAGTCTCACAACATCCTTTCGGAGTTCTAAAAGCAATCGGTCTTCTCTTCTTTGGTCTACTACATCGTCGTTTTTAACGATGTCCATTAGTTCCCACGCTGCGTCGCAACTTATCGTAACTTTATTAGTTTGGGCAAGTTGTGGCGTAGAAATAGAAAGAAGTGGAACCCATGCTAAAAGCAAAAGTGCCTTAGACATAGGATGAACGATAGGAGGCTAGTATACTCCCATTCATCCTATATAGTCAACCATTTTTGTAACTTTTGTTACCAAATTAAGAGGGATTTAGAGCAAAATCCAAAGCCCTTTTGGCAGTTGAAATTAATCTGTATTTTCTCTTATCCTTTGCATAAGGTATAGAAAGAGAAAATCCCAGAAGATCTCCCTCAGGATCATCTGGGATTCCTACTGGTTGCACAAAGAATATTCCTGCATGTGCAACACACTTCCAACCAATGTCAACGAACCCCAAATCTCTCAACGCACATTCTAGTTTGAGAGAATAACATCCGTCCTCTAGAGTCATGTACGGAAAACCGAACTATGACTTATTTAGAGTTGATTTTAGCCTCTAACTCGTTGATACGACTGAACTCAGCATAAGCCTGTTCAGATCTCTCATGAAGAATGTCCATGAGATCATCGTAAATTACTTCAATATCCACATAGTCATTGAAGTAAGTTTCAAGGGCTTCCCGAAGGTATCTTTTACGATTCCATTCTGGGGAATAGGGTTTGTATTCCATGATAAGGATGATTATATAATGCGATTATAGAGTATCTAAGAAGGTTTGTCAACTATCAAAAGCAAAATTTCTTGATGTAAGAACGAACAAGTTTGGGACTATCCTCAAGATAATATGCCTCATGTTCTTTATGAAATTCTTTTGATACTGATGTTGATGCCATCAGAAACTGAACTTTTCTATAGGATAGAGGCATATTCTCTGTCTTATATCCCAAAGATCCTTTCTTACAATTTTGTGCTGCGTGAACTGCTTCGTGTGTTACAGTTTGATTAATCCAGAATTTTGGATTGTCTTCAGCAACAACAATATTATTAGTACAGACTACAAATCTTTTATCATTATGCAAAAAACCAAAGTATCTTGGATTGACACTGCAAATGGGAGCATTTTCCATGAAATAAAATTTCGCTTTTATCAGATCATTCACAATTGCCTTATTAATTGGAGTAAGGAAAAGTAAAAAGTCCATCAGCGTCTCAGAGTTCTGTCTACTGGTGGTTGTCTCTTTCCTTTGATCATTCTATATTCATAGATCTTATCAGCACAAATGACCCATTTAATGTCTGTTTCAGTGCTATAGATTTGCATCCTATCACACTGATGTTTGGTGCCGTCTACAACTCCCCACCCTAATGGAGTTGCAAGTAATGAAGCAAGAAGAATAGGGAACATGGTTCCTCTCGCAAAGTATTAGCCTATGTAGATGAGAATAAGTGTAAAACGCTATACAACTTTACTCTTCTTCAAGTTTTTTTAAGTAATCTATCCACCAATCTGGATCTTTTTTCATTTTCCAGTTAGGTACTTCTTTCCCTTGTTCAAAATACCATTTCCAAATAGCTTCATCAATAATTTCAGCAATTTCAGTCTGTCTCATCCTCTTCATCAGTGTCTCCATATGGGTTTTCCACATAGGGTCCGTGTTCTCGTTTTGCATCTTCTCGGACATAATTGACTTCTGATACGCTAGAGGACAACCATACAGATACTTTCATTATAACATAGATGATGACAAGAGGCAGAAAACAAAGAGAAACTATTAGAGCGTGTTTCATTCTTTCTCCCAACACTTTTCAAATTTATCTCTCAACTCATTCAGTTTCGTTTGTTCTTGAAACTCCATGATATGTGTGTGTATTTCTTTCTCTTCTTCAGTGAGTTTCATACGATATTTTTGTTTAATATCAATCAATCGCACCATATCCATATAATGCTCTGGACTTTTATTAACAAACTCTTCGTAGGTCAATCTCTTTGCCTCCAATCGTCTGGTTTATCTTCAGTCCACCAGTCAACCATATCGTCTACACTATCAAACCCACGCTTACCAAAACGATCAAATCCAGTCCCACCAATGTCAAGTTGATTTAAAAAATCATCCATATCACCTTCCTGCATTGTTGGATTCTCTGCAGTCCTTCTTGCTTGGCGAAGTATAGTACCAGCGGTTCTATTTGCCTTTGCAAGTTTTTCTGCCCAAATCATATCTTCCAAACTCACCTCTTCATGCTTGGCAATCTTGTTGCAGATACTTTCCAAGCGTAGGCGATATTGTGTAGAGAGCATGTGCAATCTCCATATAGGAATATTTAGAACTTATTTTAACATTAAAAATATAGTTTAACAACCCCAGTGTCTGGTTCTACATAAAAATGACCTTGGAATGTTATTCTAAATTCGTCTTTTTCTAGAGCAAAGGCACCAATTCTATGCGGAATAATTCCATACCAAAAATGTAAAGTTCCATATTCATAAGGAACCGATTCTGATAAATGTGAATGATCTCCACTAAAGACAATATCAAGGTATGCTGGAGTTTTTGGGGATTGAATTAATAGGACAAAAGATCTGATTGTATTTTGATCAATATTAGGATAATAATCTAAAATTCCAGTATCTTGATGTACCATGAATTCTGTTTTTGGTATTTCGTACTTTCCAAAAATATGAAATCCAGGAATAGGTAAAGTATCATCAAAACTGACTTTTTCAACATTGAATGTTTTTTTTATTTCTTGAAAAAGTCTGTCATATAACCAATCAAATTTATTAATAAGTTTAGATCTAAGAGTCCAATTTATCTCTTCTCTACTTGGGCCATTATCAAGAGTATGAATAAGATAAATTGCATCACCAAGCACATGTTGCATATTATCTTTATTTTGCCAAAAATTTTTATATTTTTTATATCTATTATAATCCGAGAATGATTTCCATTCGGATTCCATAGAATAAACTTCTTTTTTTATTTTTTCAATTTCATCTAAACTGACAAAATTTTTTACATCATGTACAAATAAACTCATCTTTCAATATAACTTAAAGTGTGATTTGTTGCGTATAGTTGTTGAATAATCATATCACAACCTATCTTAGGATCGCAATCTCCACATGTATAAACATCACAAGCAGCTTTACCATCTTCTGGCCATGTATGGATACTTATGTGGCTTTCAGATAACAAACATAAAACGGTAACTCCTTGTGGATCAAACTTTTTAAAGATAGTTTGACATACCGTTGCACCACTTGCAGTTGCGGCTTGTTCTAAGAGTTCCATAAGATAATGCTCATCGTTTAGTAAAACGAATGAGCATCCAAAGAGATTTAGAAGATAGTGTTTTCCCATTTATGCAGGATTATCCTCCTGATCCTTAAGTAAACGACTTACGATTTGTTCCCTTCCGTCCATCATGGCTACTGTGTAAATAGAAGATCTCATGTATCTTTTGATTTTTTTGTATTGTTTTTTCACTTCTTTAAGAGCATCAAGATTCATCTCGATGTTCATATCACCAGATACTACTTTTTTTTCTTTTCCGTCTTCGATTGATAACCCCAAGTTTTCGGATTGATCGTTCCCTCTGTCCATTTAATACCTCTCACATCTCTGTATTTGTCCCAGTAATAATTAAAAATATCAACTTGTGATCCAGCTTGAACCACATCATATTGTGTCTCATCATCAACACCGTAACATACCAAGTATGAATTTCTTGGTAGGTCACGATTTTTTGCTACCGATGGATCACAATCTCCATGAATAATGTTCACAGACATATCAAGAACGATTCCCCCATTGTATATCGGGATACGCCTCAGAAACAAGTTCTTTGGTGATATTATATTTAGTTTGCAACTTTTTGTCCTTTACAAGACATAACACTTCAGCCTCACCAGGATGAAAGGACTCAAGCATATTGATGAACATCGTTTCTTTACGAAGTCTGTTCATCGCATCATTACCACCCTTCACGAAGTTATAAAACTTACTCCATTCTTTGCGAATGTTTGAAGATGGTGATTTCTCAGCGTTTTCATTTTCCTGAATAGGAACTTCGCCCTCAGGTAGAACCGATACAATAGAGTCATCAAAGTTCCAGATCAACAGAGACTTAAGGAAATTCTCATTGTATTGTTGAAGAATACCAATCTTTTTGTCCTTAGTTCTTTCTGCAACTACTGCTGCAAAAATTTCGTGAACATAAGAACTTGAAGTTAGTTCAATTTTTTCTGTAACTGGTTTTGCAACTTTAGGAGAAGTTGTCTTTTTTGCAACTGGTTTTCTAGTAGTTGTTGAAGATTTTCTACTACTAGTCGTCGTCTTCTTCGTAGTCGTCATAGCTATTTTCAAATCGTACTGCAATTACTTCGTCAGGAATAAGATTTCCATTATTGTCAAACATTTCTGGATGCGCGAATACTTGTTGCGGAGTGGAGAAAACTACATGTTCTTTCCATAACCATCCAACTATACCACCAACAATCAAGAACATGAAAGATACCATGCAAAAGATGGCAACTACTGGTGCTGTCATGGATTTGCCCCCTGAGAGATTTACTTCTTTTTTATATCCAATGAAAGTTCAAAATAGATGTTTATCTCTCTTCTGAAGAGAGAAACCATCTTACCAAAACTAAGTTGAAATGTTTTTGGTTCTTCAGGTCTTCTCCTCCTTTTTCTTAACAATAACTCCACACCTCTATTTATGTGCAGCTCACCAGGCTTGCTCATAAATTATATGAGTGATAGAGCTCTTAAGTAGTGGATTGTATCTGTACATCCACCAATATGTTGATCATCGACTACAACTTGTGGAAATGTACAGCCAATTCCAAATTCATCATAAAACTCATCTTTAGTAAAATGTTCATCTAAAGTATAGACAACAAAATCTTTGCCACAAAGTTCTAAAGCTTTTTTTACTTGAAAACAATAAGGACATTCTGGTTTAGAATAAACTATAAATCTCATTGCATTTTGTTTTGTTGTAGTTCGTAATATTTAGAGTTCTATTTCATACTCGTTTGTGTAATCATACATCATATCTAATGATAAGTCAATATCATTCTTGCATTGGATGACCAGTGCGCCAAACAGTTGTGTCAGGGGGATCACACTTTGCATCCCAAGATCGCACAAGCAACTCAGTGAACAACTCCATTTTTTCTGGATGAACAGAAGCAGGATTTTCGTTGATAGCCTCTTTAAGGGCAACCAACTCCTTCCATTCTTCCTCGGTAAGGGGTTTGACACTGGATTGCGAATAGGTCATTAGTTCTCCTGTTGATTGTGTTCAAATTCTAACATACAATCTATTACTATCTAGTGTACTTAATAATTTCTTCGGGATTGCGTTACATAATCGTAACACTGATTAAGAAAATATTAAATTTCAATGACTTGTGATACGCATTTCCCACCAAAACCAAAGGAGTTGTTAAGAGTTCTCAGGGTTTTACCTGCAGGGATCATCTCAATAGGAACTCTTGTCAATAAATCATGAACATCATAAGAACAATTAACCAAATTTTGACAATGTGGTATTAATCGGTTCTTCATAGACACAATCGCATAGATTGTTTCTAGAATTCCTGCAGCTGCAAGAGTATGACCAATTTTACTCTTGGGTGCATAGATAGGGATGTTGTTGAATCTTTCCGTTACAACTTTATATTCAATTGGATCACCTGCAGGAGTTGAGGTTGCGTGTGCAGAAACTACATTAATGCAATCAATTCCCAGTAAAGCTTTATCCATTGCAATCTTTGCGCCTCTCCCATCTTCAGCAGGATTGGTGAGATCAAAAGCATCAGATCCAGCCCCGACAGGGTAAAGTTTGGCATGAACAGTACTACCAAACTCTTTAACCTTCTCTCCACTCTGAAGAATCAGAACACCACAACCTTCACCCATAACAAATCCCTCACGAGAATCATCAAAAGGGCAGTTATGATTACCTAAGGCACCAATACCTGCAAAGTATTTGAGAGCAATCTCAAAAACTCCTGCATCAGTGCCACCAACGATTACATAATCATACTCATCAAGTAGTCGCATCCCCGCATCAATTGTGTAGAGACCTGTGGCACATGACGCATAGATTGAATATGATGCACCCATAAACCCATAGTGAGTGCAGATGTGTGCAGGAATAATATCAGGAATTCTGTTTACAATTTTGAATGGATTCACTCTCTTATTATCTTTTAATTTTTGGAAATTACCATCCAAAAACTCAACATCATTAGATACTGAAGATATAATCACAGCAACATTTTTAGACAAAGGAAGACCAGACATCTTCAAAGCTTGATCTGTTGCATGAAGAGCAAACTGTTGGGCCCTTGTCATTACTGATCTTTGTTTTAATGTAAACTCCTCGGGAACTTTAAGTAGTTCATCATCTACACGAATGCCATGTTGAATCTTATGGTCTCCCATAAAATCAAGTTCAACATTATAATCAAAATTGTTGAGTGCATTCAAAAAACAATCACCTGGATTATTTCCAAGTGCATCAATCATGCCATATCCAACAACATATCCAGGAGAGTACATAATTAAATTTCGTAACGAGTTCCTTCTTTTTTTGTTCTGGATTTAAATCTAGGATGGTCAAGAGGTTCAAAACCATTTCCTTGTCCAAATTCGCCTTTAGATCTAGCCCATTGATGACCAAAGATTCTATGCTTGGAAAATCCACCAGATTCCCATATTTTACCACG